AAAACTTCTTAGCAAATAGGGTTTAAAAGCAAAATAAAGGCAAAATTAGGCACTTTTAGTTATGAGGGATACAAAGATGATACCTGCAATGATTGTTCCGGTTTTAACGCGTCACGATTTGTTATACAGAATGATAGAATCAATTAATTATCCGATCAAAGATTTAATAATCATCGATAACGGTGCACGCAATCACGACTGGTCGCCTAACTGGAATCAATGGATTTCAAAAATTTGGCATTTAAAAATGCCATCAAATCTTGGTGTTGCTTCGTCTTGGAATCTCGGAATCAAATCTTTACCGATGAGCGATTATTGGTTGATAACAAATTTTGATGTTGAGTGGGGTGGCGATAGTTTAAAAATGTTCGCGGAACAATCTGCTCCTGAAAAACTTGTTTTATCAAATGGAGCACCTGAGTGGTGTGCTTTTTCAATTGGTTGGGAAATTATAGATAAAGTTGGTTTATTCGATGAAGCATTTCACCCAGCATATTTTGAAGATAACGATATGCAAATAAGAATAGAAAAAAAGAATATGGAAATTATTCGATCGTTTATTCCAATTGCTCACGATAATTCTTCAACTTTAAAAAATGGTTTTCAAAAAATAAATGATATAACTTTTAGCGATAACGCTAAACATTGGCAAAACAAACAAGATAATGAAGATTTTTCTGAGGGTGGTTGGCAATTACGTCGTAGAAGAAAAAATTCATGGGATTAAGAGTTTATACTGGTGGAACTTTTGATTTATTTCATGTTGGTCATTTAAATCTTTTAAAGCGTTGTCATGAAATTGCTGGTCCTAAAGGTCAAGTAATTGTGTCCTTGAATACTGATGAGTTTATTGAAAAATACAAAGGCAAAAAACCTTTAATGTCTTATGAGGATCGAAAAGCAATACTTGAATCATGTCGTTATGTTGATTGTGTTATGGAAAATTATGGTGCAGAAGATTCAAAAGAATCAATTGTTTTAGCACAACTTATAGATATTGTTGCCATTGGTTCAGATTGGGCGCGTAAAGATTATTATAAACAAATGAACTTTACACAAGATTGGTTAGATGATCAAGGAATAAGTTTAATTTATATTCCTTATACTAAAGGAATTTCTAGCACTTTTATTAAACAAAAAATATGATTGTTATTGGTACAACACCTGGACGAGAAAATTGGCTTAATGATTGTTTAAGTTCTTTAAATAGACCATGTTTAGTTTTGTCAGATTTTTCTTATGAATTAGGAAAAATAAATTGGTGTAAAAAACATGTAAATAAACCATTTTTTTTCTTTCAAGATTCTGTTGTTTTTAAATCAACTGATTGGATTGATGAATTGTTTGATCGTAAAAAAAGTGTTGCTTTAACTAATGATCCAAGTTCTTATGGAATGTATATGGGCATTTATGATCCGATTATTTTAAATATAATTGAAATCCCAAAAGTTGAAAATAAAGCCGAGGCAATAAAATATGAAATTGAATGGACAAATAAATATGTTAATTATGCTATTGATGTCGATATTGCTTTTCCTGAACTTCGTGATTCTCGTGCTAGTGGCAAAGAAGTTAGGCATGGGAGAGAATGCCTTGTTTTAGAAAATGAGTATTTAATAAAATATAAAGGTAATTGGGGACAAAAACCTGCTATAGACTAGATTCATAGAGTTTTGGAGTTTTATGGCAATTACAAATGGTTACGCAACTTTAACCCAAGTTAAAGCGGCGTTAAGAATAACTGATAGCACAGAAGATTCATTGCTTGAATTAGCAATCGAGGCTGCTTCAAGAGCAATTGATGGAAACACTTCACGAAATTTTTATAGCGCTGGAACAGCAATTAGATATTTTGCTGCTGAAGATGATTTTGTTTTATTAACAGACGACATTGCCGGAACAGCAGTTACGATCCAATCAGCAAATAATGCTGATGGTGTTTATGACACAACATGGGGAACCGACGATTATCAACTTGAACCATTAAATGGCAATTCTGATGGGATCGCTTGGCCGTATACAAGAATTCGTGCTATCGGTGACTATTTGTGGCCAATTTCAGGTGGCGAAGCATTAATTAAAATTACAGGTGTTTGGGGTTGGCCTTCAATTCCAATTGCCGTAACACAAGCATGCGTAATTCAATCTTCAAGAATTTATAAACGTCTTGATTCACCTCTTGGTGTTGCAGGATTTGGTGACATGGGAGTAATGCGTGTAACACGCGATCTCGATCCTGATGTTGCTCAACTGATCGGCACGTATCGTAAGGTTAGAAACATTGGCTAACATAACCAATATTCGCGCTGGTTTAGCAACAAGACTTGCAACAATTTCTGGTTTACGTGTTGCAGCAGAACAACCAGACAATCCAAATCCACCTATTGCAATTATTATTCCTGACTTAACACGATACGACGATACATTTCAACGTGGTATGGATACAACAACTTTTAGAATTATTCTTATCGTTTCAAGAGCAGCAGAAAAATATGCTCAAAAAAAATTAGACACGTATGTTTCAACAACAGGTTCAACAAGCATTAAAGCAGCAATCGAGGGTGATCGAACTCTTGGTGGAACTGTTTTTGATTGTCGCGTTACCGAGATGAGAAATTATGGTCAAATATCTGTCGGAGATGTGACATACTTAGGTTGTGAGTTTATTGTGCTCACTTACGCGTAAGAGAGAAAGAAGAAAATAAAATGCCGAAGTTCGCCGCAACGGATTTCAACGTATTAATTAACGGAGCAAATTTTTCAACTAGTCTTAACTCAGTTGAATTAACTCTTTCAGCAGACGACTTAGAAACAACAGCGTTTGGTGGAGAGTGGAGAACCAGAATTGCTGGTTTAAAGTCAGGATCAATTACTTTAAACTTTATGCAAGATTTTGGTTCTGCTTCTGTTGATGCAACGTTGTATCCGATTTTTGGAAGCAATGCCACAGTTGTAATTAAACCAACTTCAGCAACAGTTTCCAGCACAAATCCCGCCTATACCGCAGTGGCGCTAGTCACCGCTTATAGCCCTTACAGTTCAAGTGTCGGGGATATTGCTACGCTTTCAGTAACTTGGCCTACCACTGGCACAGTTTCAAGAGCAACTGCTTAAGGAAAAAAATGTATTTAAACCTGCGCATTACATTGAAAGATGAAACCACTCGCGACGTTAAAGCAGAGTGGCCAGACTTCATTGCATTTGAAGATGAATTTGATTCACCAATAACAGTTGTTTTCGATTCAAAAAAAGTTAGATTAAAACATACAACATGGTTGTGTTGGTATTACGAATTTAGAAAAAAAATAACAACAAAAGAATTTAATGAATGGTCAGAAGAAATTGCGTATTGTGGTTTTATCCCAGATAATGAGGTTGAAGATATAAGCCCCCTGGAGAGCAAAGCGCGCACTGGCGCTTAATTCACCTCGCTTACGAATTTCATTTAAATCCAAATGATCTTTTAAATTTATCGCCTAGAATTGTAAGAACAATGGAACGCTATTTGCGCTGGCGTGTTACTGAAACAAATAATCGATCGAGGAAATAAATGGCTATTGAGCAATTATCTTCCGACGCTAATGGAAGTATTCGTTTCGATGGTGCTGCTGAACTTATTATGGCTTTGCAAAAATATGAGCAAACAGATTTAAAAAAACAATTAATAAATGAATTTGGCAAAATAGCGCAACCTATTGTTAAAGATATTGAATTTTTTCTTCCATCAACCGAAAATCAATTATCTAATTGGGGTGGCAAAAACTCGGGTCCGGGAACAAATGCTGGAGTTGAACGATCCTCAGGTGGATTTCCAATATATAACGCTAGTCGAGCAAAATCCGGTATTAAAGTTAAAAAAGGATTACCGGGCAGACGACCACGAAAAAACTTTTATTCAAATCTTTTATCTATTTGGCAATCAGATGGTGCAGCAACTGTTTTTGAGTGGGCTGGAACAAAATCGAATAACACGTTTACAAAAAATTTAACAGCAAAATTTGGTCGCCCAATGAGAGCGTTATTTAAAGCAGTTGATAAAAATTTGCCTGAAGTCGAAAAAGCAACAATTAATGCGATAATGGAAACAGAAAAAGAGTGGAATACTCGTCAAGCAAAAAATCGAGGAAATTAAATGGCATTAATCGCTAGTATTATTTCAACCTTTGATCCTCGTGGTGTTAATAATGCACGTAAATCTTTTTCAGCACTAACTGATTCAAACGTATCTTCTGCAAAAAAACAAGCAATAGCAATGAAAGTTGTTGGTGGCGCATTTGCCACTGCAGGTGTTGCCGCTACTGCTTTTGCCATAAAAATCGGTAGAGATGCTGTTCGTGCCGCAATTGCTGAAGAAAAAACTATTGCTAATTTAAATAGAACTTTACAAAACTTAAGTGTTGGTTTTCAACAAACTCAGGTTGAAAATTTTATAACACAAATGCAATTTGCAACTGGTGTATCAGATATGCAATTGCGACCTGCAATGAATCAACTTTTGCTTTCAACAAATGATGTTGCTAAATCTCAAAGAATGCTTGAACTTGCTTTAAATATTAGTGCTTCAACTGGGCGAGATTTAGAAGCAGTAACTTTAGGTTTATCTCGTGCATCTATGGGAAACTTTACAGCATTAAAGCGTTTAGGTGTTCCTCTTGATGCAACAATTATTAAAAATAAAGATTTAGATGCAGCGCTTACAAGTTTAGAAGATAAATTTCAAGGTGCTTCTGCTGCCGCTGCAGGAACAATGGCTGGAAAAATTGCAATTCTTACAGAGCGCGTTGGAGAAGCACAAGAAGCAATAGGTTATGACTTAATTTTGTCTTTGCAACTTGCTTCAAAACAAATGGACGGTGTTGGTGGACTTTCAGATTCAATTACTAATATTAGTGATCGTCTTGGTGATTTTATTGTTGGTTTGGGTTATTACATTGGCGAAATTGATTTATCTATAGATGAAACAAATCGATTTACTCGAGCGTTAGAAAAAACAGGTCAAACTATTGTTTTAAGTATTTTAGGACCTATGTATGCAGCAATACCTGCACTTGGCGACGTATTTGGTTTTATTGCAAATCAAGGTGATGAACTTAAAAACTCTAATGAAAATAATGCTTTAACTGCTCAACTCGCTGGTGATCGCTATTTAGCATTAGCAAAATCTTTAGGTTTTGTTGCAAAGTCTACAGATGAAGTTATTGATTTAGAAAAAGAAGAAGCAGACGCTTTAAAGGCTGCTGAAAAGGCAGCAAAAGATAAAGAACAAGCCTTAAAAAATTTGCAACAGCAACAAGAAAAAATTACAAAAAGTTCAAAAGAGTTTGCTAAATTTGTAGCCGGAACTGCTCCATCAACAATTCAAGGTTCTCTTGATACTGCTTCTGAAGCCTTAGTTAACATTAAAAAAAGTTTTACTGGTGTAAAAACAATTACTGATGAAAGTGTTCAAAAATTTGAAGAATTAACAAGCGTTATTCAAGACAGATTTTCTTTTGCTTTATCTGATGCACAATCACAACTTGATGGCGCTAAACAAGCGTTTAATGATTTTAAAAACTCAATTACTAGCACAATTACTGGAACAATCAATTTTGCTTCAGCAATAGAAGAAACAGATTTTTTAACAGGTTTAGAAGCACAAGCAAGCAAAGCAATTAAGTTTTCAGAAAAAATTAATACACTTTTAAGTATTGGTTTATCGGAACGTGGAATCCAAGAAGTATTAAGTGCCGGTGCTGATGCCGGAATAGCAATTGCTGATCAAATTATTGCTGGCGGTTCAACTGTTGTAAGTAAAGTTAATAGTCTTTTAAGTTCAGTTGCTACGGTCGCAGATCAAGTTGGAACTTCTGGTGCTCAATTATTTTATTCTGCTGGTGTTACACAAGGACAAAGTTTAGTTGATGGAATTAAAGCGGCACTTTCTGCTGCTGCTGGAGAGATCGCAACATTAGCGGCTTCGTTAGTTGGGGCAACAGCACCGATTATTACAAGTGGTGCTGATGTAATTACGCCAACAATAAAAACTGCACCAAAACCTAAAGTAACACCTTTAACTCAAACTGAAAAAATTGTTAAAGCGGCAGGTGGCGCACAATCAACTGCAGCGAGCAGAAGTTACACAGCAATGGCAGCAGCGATGGGTAAAATTCGTTTAGCCGATGGTGGAATTGTTATGGGACCAACTAACGCTTTGATCGGTGAAGCAGGACCTGAAGCAGTAATTCCTTTATCCGGAATTGGTTCAAAACTTGGTACAACAATAAACATAACTGTTAATGCTGGTATCGGAACTTCTGGCGCTCAAGTTGGGCGTGAAATTGTTGACGCTATTAAAAAATATGAAAGAACTTCCGGACCTGTTTTTGCGAGTGCGTAAATGAGTGTTCCAAATACAACTGTTGAAATCGGTTTTGATTTATCAAGTCTTGGTGGACCATTTTTTACTTTAGATGATTCTGTTCAAGGTGTTTTAGATAATACAGAATTTACTTTAGGTGGAACTTTGTTTTATGATATTTCACAATTTCTTTTAGGTGTTCAAGTTAATCGTGGTAAAAGCCGAGAATTAGATCGTTATAACGCAGGACAATCAAATGTGTTATTAGATAATCGTGCAAGAACTTTTGATCCTCTTTACCCATCAAGTCCTTATGCTGGTCAAATTGTTCCTCACAGAGAAATAAGAATTAAATCAAATGGTTCA